ACTGGTGCGAATACAGAGATGCTTCAACATAAACTCGACGTGTTTACCGGCACGGTCCAGCAGTTTATCAATGACCCTTCTGTCAATGTCAGAATTAGACACATCTTATCCCTTGTTAAACTAGGGGTCATGTCTAAAGCCCAAGAACGATATGCTAGAGCACTGTTTGGGAAACCTCGTAGTAATGGAGCATCCGAAGATATTACTGATCCAGAGGCCCTAGACGGCTATCGCATTGATAGCCGTGAGGCTGAAGAATATATGCGCGACAAGCATGGATGCCAGAATTGCGTAACTGATTTATTGTATATACCATACGAGGCCGAAAAGAGGTTACTTCCAGATAGACCAGTGAGAGAAGAGAAGAAGGCGTTTTATATGCAACGTCTTAAAGGCGTGGGTCTTAGCGACAACGTCAGATATTTTAGATGGTTTTGGCTGATGATCTTGAAATTATTATTTATATGCAGAAACCACAACACTTCTCTCGTAACCTTGCCATTATATATATATACTTTTTACACTACCCTAGCGACCGTATGGTCTGTCACAACCATATGGTTTATTGTCGTTTTTGGTTTTTTTGGCACACCTTTCATTTTCCTCGTCCTGTTGTTAACAAGTAAAACTTGGGATTTATTATTCAGAGACAAAGTTAGACAACTCATTGAATACATAGTACACAGGATGGTCCAAGCCAATTTGTTTTGTGACAAAGAAGTTCTTTATATACCACATATAGCATCTACTATATTAGCGGAAACGCCGCCCAACTGCAGCGATGATATTCTCGAAGCCAATGTTACCGCTAAGTTCAACAGAAATGCTGGATTCCCTATACCAGATAGATGGCGAACACAGTTGCAAGAAGGTACGCAATCTCTGACTGTGTGGCTCAAACATCATAATTCTTTTTTCGATCAACTAGCATCCCGAGACATCGCTCAAATCGGGGTGCTGATGTCGAGCACTTAAATATCTGGACTTCACCGAATGTTTACGCATTCGGCGCACGTGCCAATGAGATACCATTGGCTCCAGCGATATCGGAAAATATTAATAAGAAGAGATGTGGTATATTTCAACCCAAAGATAGAAAACATGCAAGAGCTGTTGTACATCATTCGTTGGGACTTAGTATCCCTGGTTTTGCACCAATTTCCATGGATGTTAAAGACAATTACACCATGGCTCAGGGGTACACTAAACGTCTTTTTAGGGACCATCCTGTTCCTAAGGACCCTGCCAAATTTGAGCGTTATAGACTATTTTGTCGAGATTTGGCCAGAACGATGACTCCCATAGTTAAAATGGATCTAGAGGAGTATCTTGAAGGTACTAGTTTCAACGAAGAGAGAAAGCAGCAATATAGAGTAGCTGCTGACAAAACCAGAGGACCTGTCCCGGCTAAGAGATACAGGAAGAAAATCAAGTCCTTTGGAAAGAGAGAAAATTATCCGATGTACAAGCATGCTAGGAGTATAAATAGTAGATGTGACGAATGGAAAGCCTGGGCTGCACCGTATATCAAACCCATAGAACAACAGGTATT